CGGGAGCAAAGAAGATAATACCAAAAATACTTTTTTATGGTAAGGATTTGTGGAATGTAGATTTACAATATTTTATAGACGAGAAAGTGCATGGCTTGGAACAAAGGAGAACAAGGATATCGGCTTGACCATTCAGCATCAGAGCTGAACGAACAACTCAAAGCTTTAGAAGGTGGCATCAAAGAAGAAGATGCTCGATATTACTTATACAAATTTTTAAGAAACAATATTTCATTCACTTCGGAAATGTTCTTGGGTGTTAGACTATTCCCATTTCAAGCTATGGCTATTAAAGGAATGATGGTGTCTGACTATTCTATGTTCGTATTCTCACGAGGAATGTCTAAGACCTTCTCTACAGCAATATATGTGCTGTTAGAGTGTCTCCTCAATCCTAAAGCAAATATAGGCGTTATAGCGGGTAGTTTCAGACAGTCTAAGCAAATCTTTCAGAAGATGGAAGATATATTGAGTAAACCAGAAGCTAGTTTACTTAAAGAATGTGGATTTAAAATACAGAAAGGAACTGACCAGTGGACATTAACTCTTGGCAGTAGCAGAGCTATAGCACTGCCGCTGGCCAATGGAGAAAGGCTTCGTGGATTTCGATTTAATAGGATAGTGTTGGATGAGTTTTTAACTATACCAGAAAAGATCTTTAACGAAGTTATTATCCCTTTTCTGGGTGTGGTGGAAAACCCTATCGAACGCGAGGAGTTATACAACCTCGAATCCAAATTAATCGACAAAGGCGAGATGAAGGAAAGTGATAGGTATATTTGGCCTAATAACAAATTAATTATTCTTTCATCTCCATCATTCAAATTCGAGTATATGTACAAACTATATAAAAAATATGAAGATTTGATAAATGGTTTGGGCGTAAAAGAGGGTGATGATGAAGACGATTTTAAAGATGATGCTTATAGACTGATAATGCAGTTGAGCTATGATTGCGCTCCATCAAGACTTTATGATCAAAACTTGCTTAAACAGGCAAAAGCTACAATGAGTGAAATGCAGTTTAAGCGAGAGTTTGGCGCACAGTTTATAGATGAAAGTGATGGATATTTCAGATTGTCAAAAATGGCTGCTTGCACAATACCAGATGGTGAAATGCCAGCAGTTGAGATTGTTGGAAATCCTAGTGATGAATATATTTTATCCTTTGACCCAAACTGGGCTGGAAATACGAGTGCTGACCATTTTGCTATGCATGTTTTCAAGATAAATAGAGATTCTCAGAAAGTTTGTTTAGTTCATAGCTATGCCATAGCTGGGGTATCTTTAAAACAGCATATGGAATATTTTTTGTATCTGATTAAATATTTTAACATTGTTGGTATATGTGGTGACTATAACGGCGGTGTCCAGTTTATAAACTCCTGCAATGAAAGCTCTATATTCAAAAATGAAAAAATAAAAATCGGAGTTATTGATGTTGATTTAGAAAAACCTGAAAACTGGCACTCAGACATAATGAGCTTTAAAAGTCAATACAATGTAAAGTCAAAAAACTATTGTATACTAAGAAAACCAACAGTAAACTGGAATAGGAATGCTAATGAAATGCTACAAGCAGCAATAGACCATAAAAGAATATTATTTGCTTCTAGAGCGGTAGACACACATTTTGATGAACAAAGAAAGAAAAATATACCTATAGACAAAATTAAATGGGATATGAAAATGCTGGGTTCTTCGAAGGGAGCTTTAATGATTGATTTTATTGATCATCAGAAGTCAATAATTGAATTAACTAAATCTGAATGTGCAAACATAGAAGTTGTAGCTAATCCACAAGGTTCTCAGTCATTTAATTTACCACAAAATCTTAGGAGGCAAAAAGGTCCAAATAGAGCTAGAAAGGACTCATACTCTGCTTTGTTACTAGGGAACTGGTATGCCAAAGTGTTCTTTGATTCAGAAAACGCGACAACTGAAAGAAAAGTAGAAAACACATTTGTTCCTTTTGCGATTTGAAAAGTTTAAAAGTAACTTTTATAACTTTAGTGTAAACTTTTATATGCCACGAAAATATACAAAAAGATCTGACTATTGGAAAAAATTTAGGAAAACAGAGCAACCTATAGAAAACTTACTTTCTTCAGAAGCTGAAGACTTTCATCCTGAACTTATAGGCGATAGTATCTATGAGACTGTTCAAGCTTCTAGGCTCTCAGAGCCAACAAGAAGAACTTCTAAAAGAAATAATAGAGTCACTATAAATCCAACGAAAAATAGATTTCAGAATATAAAAGATGGTCTTTTGCCATTTGAGTATTCAAAAGATTCTGTCAGCGTCAAAGAGGCTATAGAACTCTGTCAAAAAGCTTATTTCAATATAGCTACATTTAGAAGCACAATAGATCTTTTATCTGAATTTGCTGATTCGGATATTTATCTTGAAGGAGGCACACAAAAATCAAGAAACTTTATAGACGCATGGTTTAAAAGGATCAGGATGCATGATCTAAAATCTCAATTTTTTAGAGAGTACTACAGATCAGGCAATGTATTCTTATATAGAGTTGATGGTATACTTCCACTAAAAAACAGTCAAAAAGTTTTAGAAGCTTATGGTGCTAGTTCAAGATCGAAGGTTCCTATTAAATACATGGTTATAAACCCAACTGATGTGGCAACAAAGGGTTCTGTTTCTTTTACTGATTATAGTTATTTTAAAGTTTTGACTCCTTTTGAAATAGCAAGACTTAAAAATCCTCAGACAGAACATGAGCAAGAACTTTTTAATTCTTTACCAGAGGATGTGCAGACAAGAATTAAGGTTGGAACTTCTGCGACCAGCGAAAGAATTTACATAGAACTAGATACAGATTATTTACATCCTGTCTTTGCAAAAAAACAAGATTATGAGCCGATGGCTATTCCAGCAGGGTTCTCTGTACTTGATGATTTAAATAAGAAAATAGAATTAAAGAAAATAGATCAAGCTATTAGTCGCTCTATTGAGAATGTAGTTTTATTGGTAACCATGGGGGCTGAACCTGATAAGGGTGGTGTTAATCACAAAAACTTAGCCGCTATGCAACAGATATTTAGAAACCAGAGTGTTGGAAGAGTTCTTGTATCTGACTATACAACAAAAGCTGACTTTGTTATTCCTGATCTTAGGAAGGTTGTTGGCTCTGAGAAGTACGAGATATTAAATAAAGATATTGAAGAAGGTCTTCAGAATATTCTAATCGGTGATACTAAATATTCAGATGGTAAAATTAAAATGAAAGTATTTTTCCAGAGACTAGAAGAATCTAGAAATTTATTTTTAAAAGAATTTATAAATCCTGAAATAAGAAGAATTTGTAAGAATGCAGGTTTGCGTTCTTGGCCAGAGGTAAAGTTTGTTAAGAACGACACATTGGATGATGATAATTTAACTAAGCTAGCTACAAGACTTATGGAGCTTGGAGTAATCACACCAGAGCAAGGAATGAAGGTTGTTGCAACTGGTACATTCCCAGATCCAGAAGAAATGGCCTCAGCACAAGATGCTTTTAAGCAAGAAAGAGAAAAGGGATATTATATGCCTTTAGTTAATACAATTAATCTATATGATGATGATGCCACTCCTGACAAACCAACTGCAACAGATTCACCACAAGCTGTAGCTCCATCAGGGGGTAGACCAATAGGAGTATCTAATTCTAAAGTTTTTTCAAAGAAAAATATTATTGCTGCTACTAAACAAGTTAATGAATTTGAACTTAGAGCATTTAGAGAATTTGCCGCGAAATTTGGTCTCAAAAGAATGTCAAAAGAGAAAAAAGAATTAGTGTCTCGCGCTTGCGAATCTATTATAGTAGCAAAAGATCATACCAAATGGGATGAATCTCTTGCAGAAGTAGTAGAAAATTTAGACTCTTTGGCATCTCTTGGAGTTCATGACAAAGTGCTTGAGTTGGGAGCTGAACATCAGTTAGATGATTTATCTTCTGCAATTTTATATCACTCTACGCAAATTTGCGTGTAAAGGAGGTTATGCAATTGGATGATTTTAATATTTGTCAATTTGAAGGCAAAATAAGAGAAATAAAAGAAGAGGAGTTTGAGGCGTTCGGTTTATCGGAAGGTTCAATAGCAGAAGCGGCTCAATCCTTACTTCCAGAAGATTTTGATCCAGAGCAGAATATAGATGTTCTGCCAGTTGTATTTAATTTGGCGAAAGTTAACGAGTTTAATAAAAATGGCGATGGAATTGATTCTAAGACGGCTGTGGCTGCTGTAAAAAGATTTATCAACAAGCCAATAAATATTGAACATAAAAAAGATAAAATAGTCGGCCATATGATTAATGCGTCCTTCTCTACACGAGAGTTTGACTTTAAAAATAACGACATTGAATCTTATGCCGACAAAACTGAGCCTTATTATATAAATGCAGCAGGTCTCATTTATAGACAAATCTATCCAAAATTGGCTGATGCAATAATGGAAGCATCTAATGATAATGATGAGACTTATCAATCCATTTCAGCAAGTTGGGAATTAGCATTTAAACAATACGAAGTTGCTTATGGTTCAAATGTTTTAGAGGAATCTAAAGTTCTAACTGGAGAAGAAAAAGAAGATAAAAAACAGTATTTAAAGGGTTTAGGAGGTAAAGGGAAAGATGATGAAGGTTTGCCAGTTAATAGATTAATTGTTGGTGAAACCTATCCTTTAGGAGCAGCATTAACAAGAAATCCTGCGGCAGCAGTTAAAGGCGTTTATACAGAAGAAGCGGAACAGAAAAAAATGAAATCAGAAAAAATTTCCCTAAATAGTAATAAAAATGTAAATGCAGACAAATTTAAATTTATTTTTAATAATATGGACAAAGAACAATTCGATGAACTTATGGCTAAGGTTGGCGAAAGCGTTGCTTCTGTAGTGAAGCAAGAGTCTGAAGCTTCAACTATTGGCGAAATCATGCGTGATGCACTCACGGACCACAGCGAGTCTTGGAAATCCAAGGTCGAGCTTGAGCGGGAGGCTAAAGCCAAGGCTGAAGCCGATCTTTCCGAAGTTAAGGAAGCCCTTGACTCTACGAAAGAGGAATTAGAAACTCTTAAAGCTGAAGCCGAAGCTAAAGCAACTGCTGATCTTTTCAACGATAGAATGAATTTTATCGATACTGATTACGATCTTAATGAGCAGGAGCTTGAGCTAGTCACTGCTGAAGTCAAAGAATTGGAATCTACTGAAGAAGCTTTTGAAGCTTATAAAGGTAAATTGCAGATAATCTTTGCTCACAAACTCAAGG